GACGAGTGAAGCCGCGAACGTCCCGCCATCCTGGTAGATCGCCGTGTTGTTCGCCGAGGTTATCCCCCAGGGAAAGAAATGATAATTGTCGATGAAGACAATTCCGACCGATCCGGTGAGGTCCAGCCCCTTGTCGAATGCGCCGCACTGGATGTTTTGCAGTTCTTGCGCGCCATTGCTGATCGTCCAGTTGGCATGCACACAATCCCAGGCGTTGCCGATCCAGACGTCGGACAGGTGTGTGTTGCTCGCCGCGCTCAGGTCGATCGCCGCCGGGTATTTACAGCCTTTGCCGCTGGTGCCGCAGCCGTTGGCCAGCGTATCGAAGTTCCCGCGCGAACCGATGCTGGCGGGCTGCGAGAAGCTGATTGACAGGTTTTCCACGCACGGCGTGCCATAGGCGTTGCCGGTCAGCACAAGCGGCGATCCGGCCGATGATTTGTAATCATAGCCGACCGTGATGCTCGCCCGCGTCTTGTTGTCGCTGAACAGACACTGCCCGGGCGAGAGGGTGAGCGAACCGGTGACGTGGTAAATGCCGGGCGGAGGCAGATAGACGTTATGGTAAAGTCCATCCGGCGCTTGCGCCAAGGCAGCATTCAGGGCCGCGGTGCTGTCGGCAACGCCGGACGGGTCCGCGCCGTAGGAAATGGCGTTGTGCGTGTCGGCGGTGATGGCTGAAAGCGCCCGCGTTGACGTGGCCCCTGCCGGGGTGACGTGCTGGCCGGAAACGTCGCCGTTTACATCCTGCTTGCCGGCAAGAGTGGTGTTCCACTGTGACGGAGTGACGACCTGGTGCTGCACCCAGTTTGGCGCTGTCTGTCCGTAGGCGTGCCCGCACAACAATAGCATCGCCGCCACGATTTTCTTCATCGCTAAGTTCCCGCCGTCGGCGCGCTGGAGTTGCCTGCGTGTTCCGGAACAACGTGGATGTGCGTTTGCAGGCCGGCCTGATCGCCGCCGCCGTATCCCGCGATGACGGCGCCGGTGACATGCAGGTCGCCGGTGATCGTCATCGGCACGCCGCCGCAGTTCACCGCAATGCCGGAGGCGCCGAGTTTCACCGAACGCCCCCACATGTCGTAGATCGCAACCTCGCCCGTCGCGAGGCCGGTCAGCCGGTAGGCCTGGTGTCCGGTCGCCACCACCACGGGGCTCGACCGCGTGGCATCCAGATAGGCGACGACCTTGTCGCCGCCGACCGGCATGGCGCTGGAAAACCCGTAATGGAACAGCACCGGCATGCCGTCGCGCAGCGACAGGGCGTCCATCTGCCCCTGGATGGTCTGCACCGCCCCGGTGTCGATCGGCGGCGCGGTGGAGCGGGAAAATCCGATCGAGGCGCCCTGCCTTCGCGTGAGCGTCGCCACCATGCGTTCCAGCATCGCCACGCGGCGCTCCAGCATCGCGACGAGGAGTTCATGCACGGCCCTGGAGTCCGTTCGTGGTGGGCACGTTGGGCGACTTGGCGGCGCCGCTGTTCGCCAGGGCGTCCATGATCTGGCGGTTGAAGAGCGTCAGAGGCGTGGGCTCCGGCGTGAACGCATCGGGCGGCATCAGGATCAGGTCGGCATGCGTGCCGCTGGCGTCCTTGCGGAACGTCACCGTGCCGATGATCCATTGCGCGTTGGTGATCTTCAGCGCCGGCGCGTTGATCGGCGCCAGCCTGTTCGGCTGCCACAGCGCGCCCGCGGTGTCGCGCCAGGAGTCACACGTCAGGTTGATCGCCTGCGACCGGCCGATGCGCCGGGCCAGTTCCCAGTTCGCCCGGGCTTTGCCGTAATCGCTGTCCGGGTCGATCTGCTCCGACTGGATGATGAGCAGGCGCTTGCGGTTCGGGTAGAGTTTTTTGAATGCCATGTCATCGAGATCGGCGCGGTTGTTCCCAAGCGGGTTGATCTGGCCGTACTGCGCGATCGTGTTCCAGACGACCGTGTAGTGCGAAAACCGCTGATCGATCGACAGGGTCGAGGACGCGCTTTCGATGTTGCCCGGCATCGTGAAGCCCGACGCCATCGCTTGCGTTCTGATCCTCGTAGACCAGATACGCGGCATAGCGGGCGACCTTTTCGATGACCTCATATGGCGTTTCGTCGAGAGCCACGGTGAACGAATTCACCAGCCTTCCCAGATCCGGCACAGCCGATCGGGCCGTGATTTTGTAGGGATTACACAGTTTCTGGGCCAGCTCGAGGGCGTTCGCCGCGCTGATCGTCCCGCCGACAATATCCGGCGACGTCAGGTCGGCGGAGCAATCCGCCAGGTCCTGGCAGAGGCCTCGCCCGGAAATCGTCACATCATGCCGGCCGCCGCCGATGGTGATGCCGTAGCGATCGACGTAGCCGGTGATCAGCAGGTCCTTGCCGGCGAACACCTGGCACGTCTCGCCTGGGCCGGTGGGAAAGATCGTCGCGCGGGTCGCATCGTCGGGGAACGGGTCGGCGGCGGTCAGCGTGAAACTATTTGGGAAGGCCTCGGCCGAACGTGTGATGCTGACCGTCTCCCAGCCCACGATCTTGGTGTTACCGACCTGGATGGAAATCTCGTCCTGTGTGGATGGGGCACCATAGCCCAGGGCGCTGCCGATGGTGCTCAGTATGCCGCTCATCTCGGGTGCACCTAAGCCGCCAGGACTTGCATCGAGATCGGGCAAAAGGCCGGATGCGGCATATCGGCCTCGGCCGCGATCTCATCGGACCGGGTCGCGTCCCGGTATAAAATCTGCGCCACCACCAGCGCCGGCAGCGGCAGCGCGAACGCCGCGGTGATGACCTGCGGCAGTGTGGCGCCGCGCGTGGTCAGGTCCGTCACCACGGCGACCCGAAGCGTGCGCAGCGCGCCATAGGTGGCGTCTTCTCCCGCATCGGCCGCGGCGGTGATCTCGACATCGAACGCCGTGGTGACCAGCGTCAGAAGGGTCTGCGCGTCCTGGTAGCTGACCGGCTGATAGACCGAGGTCGCTCGGGCCACGCTGACCAGCGCCATCCGTCGGCACATCGCCGACATGGCGCTCGTCACCGTCGCGACATCGCCGGCGATCCCAGTGACACTGCCAACGGCAGTGAACGGGAAACCCGCGATATGGAGCAGCACCCGGACCTGGTCGGCCGGATCGGACATGGTCGCGCGCATCGCCTCCACGACGGCTGCGACGGTGGTCACCAGGGCCGGCGCCGTCGTGGCACTAAACCCGGCGGCCGCGGTCGTCGCCGCCGATGCCGCGGCGGCAATCGCGGCCCGCTGTGCGGTGATGTCAGCCTGCAGCGTGGCGACAGTGGTTCCGGCCGGCAGCGCCGTCGACGCGCTTCCTGCGGCGTAGCGGCCGTAGGTGACCGTGCTGTCCGCCGGGGCCAGCCCGGCGGCAACGGAAACGATGCCCGCGGGGTCTGCGCCGCCGAGGGCGCAGGCCGCACCGAACGAGGCCACGACGGAAACGCCCGCGGCGATCGGCGCGCTGCCCGCGGCCGCGGACGGCCCGGCGCTGCTGCCAAGGTCCGTCCCGGCCGCCGTCAGGCAATCCGACGTCGCCGAGATGACCGACACCGCCGTCGCGATCAGGGTCGCGGTCAGGCTGCGGTCGCCCTGTTCGATGAACTCGAACGCCACCTCGATCACCCGCATCGCGTCCTTGCGGACCGACGTGGAACAGGACAGCACGGCCACCATCTGGGCGCCGACCGTGGGATGGATCAGCAGGCCGGGACCGGGAAGCTCCACCACGGTATCGAGGGCGAGCTGCATCGCCGCGCCGAGGTCGCCGATCAGATAGCCGGTGAACGAGTAGGTGCGCAGCGCGCGCCCCATGTCCTCGGCCCAGCCGCCGTCGCGGAACGGATAGTCATGCGAGGCGATTTTGCGCCCCTTCTTGATCTGGCTGGAGATGACCTTGAACGGCACGCCGCGGAAACTGGCGGTCTGCAACAGGCCCAGGAAGCCGGCCACGGAGGCAGGTGCGGCGAAGCCGGTGATGTTGGTGAAGCCGCTCATGCCGGCTCAACCGGCGCCGGCACAAAGCACAGCGCGACGTTGTATCCGCCACCGGCCCCCGCGTACTGCTTGGTGCGATAGAGCCAGCCGCCCGGAACCGGCAACCGGTCCGTATCCTCGGCCACGCGTTCCCACTTCATCTCAATGCACCATCGGCAGCGGCGTTTCGATGCGGGGCGGCGGGGCCGTCACCGGGCCAGAAGATACCACCTTCACGGACGTGCCTTGCGGCGCATTCTTATGGACGATCTCGACCAATACATGCGCTCGCGTCTGATCGAGCGCAGCGGCTGCCTCAGCCGCCGAGATCGATGCCTTGTTGTTGCCAACGCCGCCGTAGTGGCTCAGCCCGGTGTCGGGGTCTGCGACCGAAGCCCATTCCTTCGACATAGCAAGCAGCGCGGCATGGAGGTCATTGCTTCTGCCGGAGATGTAATCGCCGATCTCCGGGCGCTTGCTGGTGGCCAGATACTGTTCGAAGATGCGATCCTGCGTGGCCGCGTCAAACTTCTCCCGACCCGTTAGACCGAGAGTGGCAACGGCAGCATCAAGTGTCGGCCCAATGATTTGATAGCGGCCCGCCGCGTTGAAGCGATGTGCTTTCTGCGCCGCCTGGACCTCGGCGACGGTCATGTTGACCAGATTTTCCATCCCGGAGGCATAGCCGCCTGCGGCGCCCCGGTTGACCGCGTTGTAATCGGCAGCGCCCGCCTCCCCCCTGGCCAACAGTTTCCCCAACCGCGAATTGCCGAGATCGCCCAGCAGATCGGCCGCCGGGGACGCGGCGCCGGCGCGCACGGCGGCGGCTCCTGGCGTGTCGCCGCCGGCCCATGTCGGCGCGTGCCGCTGCCACCAGTCGCGGACTTGTCCGGGCGCCGGGTCGGGCGCCGTGCCCTGGTGCCGTGGATCGGCCGGGGTCGTTTTCGGAGCGGATGAACCGCTGCCCGTCGAATCGCTCTGTGCGCCGCCGCCGGGTGTTCCGGCCCCGAGTTCATACAACCAAGTGGTGACGCCCGGGTGCTTTTCTTTCCACGCTTTCCATGCTTCAGGACCGTTCTTCCAGGCTTCAGCGCGACCGTCATCCGGTTGCACGGTGTCGCCGCTCAACAGCAAGGGCGCCGCAAGAGGCGCGACCGTTGCCG